TTCTTTAGGGACTAATTTTGCATATGGCCTAAAAGCGACGGGGGATATTTGGGGATGGGGATTAAATACTTTTGGTAATATCGGAAACAACACAACCAATTCCTATTCATCTCCTGTAAGTGTCGTGGGAAACCATTCTTTTATTCAGATTTCCGCAGGAAAAAGCAGCATTTTGGCATTGAAAGTAGATGGGTCTTGTTGGTTTTGGGGGGATAATTCATTTGGATGCGCTGGTAATCAGACAAACAATACCAGTTATTCTTCGCCGATTAGCGTTGTAGGGGCTCATTCCTTTATTCAGATAGCTAGCGGCGGGCATTCTTCTTGCTATGGTCTAAAAGCGACCGGAGATGTCTGGGCATGGGGAGATAATGCCTCGGGACAATTAGCGCAAAATAATACAACGTCCTATTCCAGTCCTGTTAGCGTTATAGGAAACTTTAGTTTTGTAAAAATAGCAAGGAATGGTCAAGACGTGACAATCTCTTCAATGGGAGGATGGCTTTCGAATGGTCAATTATATGCATGGGGAGCAAACACCTATGGAGAATTGGGCAACAACACAATTACTAATTTTTCATCGCCAATTTTGATTTTAAACACTCCTTAAGGAAGTTATGGCAGGATACAACAACTCAGCGAATTATCAGGTAAGCCAGTACAATTTGATTACTGGAGGAACCAATAATCTCCCGAATAATGTTGCTCCTGGAGTCAGCGGCACTCTACTTACATCAAATGGAGTGTCATCGCAATCGTCTTATCAATCATTTTCATCAGAAACATTTCCATGGTCTGTCGTGAGTGGAACGAGTCAAACCTGTGTTATAAATAATGGGTATATCGCTTCCAATGCAGCCCAAGTAAATATGTATCTTCCCTCTACAGCAGCATTTGGGAGCGAGGAAAAATTCACGAATATAAATGCTGGATTCAATGTCGTTCCAGCCCCAGGACAAACGGTAAGATTTCTAGCTCAATCAGCTACTTACCCAAGCTATTTTCAAACCACGGTTGCCAATGCAGCCCTGGACATCATTTGTACCAACGCAAACACCTCATGGAATGTTGTTAATAACGAGGGGACATTTACGAATGGCGTGATTACTTCGGCTTTAAGTGCTTGTTTTACTGGAAATGACCTTCTCTATTTAAAAGCGGGCGGTCAATCTTGGGGAACAGGATTTAACGGATCAGGAGAGCTTGGAAATGATACTCGAACCGTTTATTCTTCTCCTATTTCAACAGTAGGTGGAAATAGTTACATTCAAATTTATTCAGCACAAAATGCCACATTAGCTCTTAGAATAGATGGTTCTTGCTGGTCTTGGGGAAATAACACTTCTGGACAGCTTGGAAATAATTCAACTACAAGCTATTCATCACCAATATCCGTAGTAGGAGCATTTTCTTTTATTAAAATTCAAATATCCGGACAAACCGTTACTCAGCTAGGTATGTCAGCAGGACTTCTTGCCACTGGAGCTGTTTGGATGTGGGGAGTGAATAATTATGGGAATTTAGGAAATGACACCTTAACAAACTATTCATCACCTATATCCGTTGTCGGTAATCATAGTTTTGTTCAAATTTCACTTGGTGCTTTGTCTTCTTATGGTTTAAAAGCAGACGGTTCTTGCTGGGCTTGGGGAGCAGGAGCAAATGGTGCTGTCGGTAACAACACCACCAACTCATATTCTTCTCCTATATCAGTCATTGGAGCGCATTCATTTATCCAAATCTCAGCCGGAAATCAATGTGCTTGCGGCCTAAAAATAGATGGTTCTTGCTGGTCTTGGGGATATAATTCACAGGGACAGCTTGGCACACAAAATGGGACGAGCTATTCAAGTCCCGTGTCTGTTGTGGGTGCTCATAGTTTTATTCAGCTTCAATCAGGAGGAACAGGTAGTTGTTATGGACTTAAGGCAAACGGCCAAATTTGGTGTTGGGGAAATAATTCTTCGGGTCAGCTAGCACAGCAAAATACAACAAATTACTCGAGTCCTGTAAGCGTCGTTGGTGGGTTTAGTTTTGTAAATCTCGCAGCAAATGGAATAGATAATGAAACATCGTCTATGGGAGCTTGGATATCAAATGGACAACTTTGGGCCTGGGGATATAATTTTGGCGTATTAGGAAACAATTCAACAACGAACACTTCTTCTCCAGTTTTAGTCCTAAATACCCCTTAAGGAAAATATGGCTGGTTACAACAATGACCTCGATTATACTCTAAGTCAATATGCCATTCTCACAGGTGGTGCAAATAACACTCTAAATAATGTTCTCCCTGGAGTATCAGGGACGGTCTTAACTTCTAATGGCGTGTCCGCTCAACCTTCTTTTCAATCTGCTCCATCAGGAAATTTTTCATGGAACTCAACCTCAGCAAGCAGCCAATCTTGTCTCGTGAACAATGGATATGCAACTACAGGTTCTTCTCAACAGAATATGTATTTACCCGGAACAGCAGCTATTGGGGGTGAGATCAAGCTTTCTAATATCGGATCTGGGTATGTAATACAGCCTCCCTATGGACAAACCGTAAATCTACTTTCTCAAACAGCCACCTATCCAAGCAATTTACAAACAACAACAGCCAATGCGGCCGCAGATCTTGTCTGTACCAATGCGAATACTTCTTGGACTGTCGTCAATAATGAAGGAAGTTACACACAAGGGATTGTAACCTCTGCTCTTAGCGGGTCGTTTTCTTTCGCTGATTTTGTTTACATAAAAGCGAATGGAACCGCTTGGGGATGTGGACAAAACGCTCAAGGAGAATTGGGCAACCAGACGGTCACTAGCTATTCATCTCCTATAGCTACCGTTGCTGGACAGAGTTACATCCAAATTTCTATTGCCAACAACACTACAATAGCACTTCGTGGGGACGGAACCGCATGGTCTTGGGGTTACAACGGTCAAGGACAAATCGGCAATAACTCCACAACATCTTACAGTAGCCCTGTAAGTGTCGTTGGTGGGTTTTCTTTCATCCAGATTCAGACGGCTGGAAACGCAACCGTTCCTAATGGTTTTAGTGCGGGATTAACCTCTCTGGGAACCCTTTGGATGTGGGGAACAAATGGAGATGGGAATTTAGGCACACTGAACCACACGAGTTACAGCAGTCCGGTATCCGTCGTTGGTAATCATAGCTTTGTCCAGTTTTCTCTAGGCCCAACGTATGCTTACGGCTTAAAAGCCACAGGTGATATTTGGTCATGGGGATTTAACTCAGCGGGACAACTGGGCACTCAGACCACTACATCTTATTCGAGTCCTGTGTCAGTTGTCGGGAATCATAGTTTTATCCAAGTAGCTGCTGGAAAAACATATTTTTTAGCTCTTAAAATTGACGGTTCTTGCTGGGGATGTGGTTTAAATAGTGCAGGACAAATCGGCACTCAATCAACGACTGCATCTTATTCCAGTCCTGTGAGCGTTGTCGGGGGTCACAGTTTCATTCAAATCGCTTGTGGAGGATTTGGAACTTCATATGGCCTAAAAGCCAATGGCCAGATTTGGTCTTGGGGGATGAACCCTTCGGGACAAATCGGCAATAATACAACTACGAGTTACAGTAGTCCTGTATCCGTAGTTGGGGGGTTCGCTTTTGCTAACCTAGTCACTTGTAGCCAAGATACCGAAGGACAGTCGATGGGAGCTTGGTTGACAAATGGTCAGATTTGGTCATGGGGACTCAACAATTACGGTCAACTTGGCAATAATACAACAACAAGCTATTCTTCCCCCGTTCTAATTCTCAATACACCATGACCTGGAGATTTAATGAAGCGAGCTGTTATAACTCTTGCCATAGGAGATCATTACCAAAAAATAGCCCTCATCACACACCCAACCATCAAACGATACGCTGATAAAATCGGAGCAGATTTCATCGTTATTTCTGAGAGAAAAATATCTCAGACAACGCCTCATTGGGAAAAGTTCCAGATCCTTGACTTCCTCAATAAATATGACAGGATTCTCTATCTCGATACCGATATTCTTATCCGTAAAAATTGTCCCGATCTCTTTGATATTGTCCCTGAGGATGAATTAGGAATCTATAACGAGGCTTCTTTTGTCCCTTCTAGAGATTATGCAATAGTTCGTATAGCTGAACAATATGAGGTCAACGATTTTAAATGGGATGGCAAATACTATAACACAGGGGTGATGGTCATCTCTAAATGCCATCGGTCTCTATTCCGTAAGCCGGAGAAGGAAATCTTCAACTTCTACGAGCAATCCTTCATCAACATGCAGATCCAGAGACAGAAACCCAAGATCCACGAACTTGACTACAAGTTCAATCGAATGACCTGTGTTGACAAAGTGATCGGGAGGAATCGTTTCGAGAGCTATGTCATCCACTACGCCGGCGTGAATTTCGCTTCTAATGGCTTTGGAATCGTCTTAAGCGACTTCAGACATATCGAAACCCTCCCCGATGATTATGTCGCGCCAAAACACATCTGGCTCGTTGTACAGGGCGGCATGGGGGATCAAGTACAAGCGGAGCCTACTATACGATTTGCCCTAAATTCAGTATGGAAAGGAGCGGATATAAGAGTCTCAACGCATTTCCCCGAGTTCTTTACTCATCTCCCTATTGTCTGCAAACGTCATGAAGAGAAGATCTGGGACATCGATACAGAGCCGTTCACTCGTAATACTCTTCCCGGCCCAGAAACCGTCCAATGGCGCATCGTCTCTAATCTCATGTGCCACACGGTCGATTATATCAGCATGGCGGTGCTCTGCCGCACCCTCCCTGACATCGACAAGTCTTATCAGATTCCCGTGAATGAAGATGCCGTGAGAAGAGTGAGGGAATTCATGGGGATAAATGATGTAAGTGATTGTGTATTAGTACATTGTGGTCGGCATTGGCAGTCGAAATCATTTCCAGCACCTTGGTGGCAAGAAGTCGTAGATGGGATTGTTAATCTTGGGCTAACCCCAGTGTTAATCGGGAAAGACGATTCTACGAGGGGAGTTGTTAAAGTTGACGGACGAGGCAAGTCAATCGATCTTACCAATCTTCTTACTCTCGAGGAGTTTATCGCTATCGTTTCCCTTGTCCCCATTCTTATCTCAAACGACAGCTCTCCGATCCATATTGCTGGAGCATTTGATAATTGGATCGTGCTAATTCCAACCTGTAAACACCCAGATCATATCCTTCCTTATCGCAAAGGATCTAAGAACTACAAAGCATCGGCTCTCTATAAGCGTCTAGCCCTAGACGATATGATGACCTCTGTAGCTGAAATGATGGGATCTACGGCTGATAAGATCCCTGGAGATTGGTCTAACTATTTGACAGATCCTAAAGTAGTTGTCCAAAAGATCAATGAGATCTCACTTCATATCTCCAAATCCTTTAGGGAGGAGAACGTCTGATAGGGAGCATTTAGATTCAGAACTGGTTTCTTTTTTAGGCTCATCAGAATCATGATTTACAGAGATATTTTTTTTCCTAGATTCGGAAATAATCTTGTCAACCACTATTCTGTCCACCTTTCTGATCTCTAGCCAATCCCTGACACAAGCGATCAACTCTCCATGCTGGTCATAAAAGCTTACAACCTTCCCCTCAAACTCAGCTTCAAGGCGAAATTCAAATGCCTTGATGAAGGTGGTGTTCAGATCTGCAATTGCCTGTTTGACCATGTAATAGCGGTTTTCTTCTTCTGGAGTTTCTTCAATCTTTTTCTTCATTATTTTTGCCATGATCTTTATCCTTTAATATTGTTACCTTTCCCAATGTGACTTGCTTGATCCTAGCCATTATCCATTTGGACGGCTTTTTGTCTCCCCTTAGCCAGGAATGAATATAACTCCTGTCTACCTTCAACAAGGCAGAGAAGCTGCTAACGGAGATGAGTGTCTTATTTAACCATTCTCTCAAAGTCATATTTGTGGAATCCTGTTGACATATATTGTAGACTATCTGATATGATGATGTCCACTATGAAACACCAAGAAATGTTCATTCTATCAATGATCTTTATCACTGTAATCACTCTTATCCTATGTGTTTACCACATACAGATCAAGAAGCTAGACGTTAAGCGTTACGACTCCGCAGCGAAAGCTAAAATCGTAGAACAACAACAACCAAAACCAAAAAAAACACCATGGTAAACCAAATGAACTTTTTACCCACAGATTATGAAGCACCAAAAACAAACTCCAAATACATGAAATTCGAGGACGGGTCTAACAAATTCCGTATCCTCTCTTCTCCAATCATAGGATGGGAAGACTGGGAGAATAAAAAGCCTATCAGATTCAAACTCAACTTTAAGCCTGAGAAGCCTGTAGACCCTGAAAAGCCTATCAGACATTTCTGGGCTTTCATTGTATGGAATTACTCTTCCCAGCGTATAGAGATCTTAGAGATCACCCAAGCCACTATCCGTAAAAAGATTGAGGCTCTCTCCAAGGACTCTGACTGGGGATCCCCCTACAACTATGACATCAAGGTCTCCAAGTCTGGACAGCGTGTAGATACCGAGTATGAGGTCAACCCCTCTCCCAAGACTCCCATAGATCCTAAGATCAAAGATGCCTTCATAGCTCTCCCCATAGATCTAGACGAGATGTTCAAGGGAGGAGATCCCTTTGCAGCCGCCCCACTCTACCGTACCAAAGCCTTCTGGGAGAAGGATGAGGTAATGGGCGAACCCATCATCCAGGATGATCTTATCACCAAGGCCCAGCAAACAGACATCGAGAGGAGTATCGACACCTACATCCATCCCCATGCACCATCATGGAAAGAGGCTGCCTTCAAAGCCTTCAAGATCACCAACTTCAGCCAGCTCAAGAAACAGCACTATGATCTGGTGATGAAGAGGATAGAGGAGAAGAAGCAGCAGATAAAGACCGACGACGAGGTTCCGTTTTGAAATATAGACTTGTTACTGATGGCCATCTCTTTGCAATTCAGAAGGGATGGCTGTTTAAGTTTTATTATGGATTATATCCAGATATTGGTTTTTGGTGGCCATACAGACATAGTCGATCATTGGGTTCTATTTGTTGGGGGCCAGAGTATTTGGGTAGAAAATTAAGCGAATTTGAGGCCGTTCATCATAAAAATGGGGACAAGTTGGACAATCGAATTGAGAACCTTGAACTATGGACAAGAGACCACCCAACAGGAAGTCGCGTTGAGGATAAAATTACATGGTGCGTGGAATTTCTAAAACAATATCCTCAACAGGCGAAAGAAGCATTCAAAATCTTAATGGGAATTAGGTAAACTCCATGACAAATGACAGATACAGAATCATAGATGGGCCGGAGAGTATCCAAGGGACGGAAGCGTGGTTATCCTTCAGGAAGGGTCGTATTGGAGCTAGCGACGCAGCTTCAATTTTGGGAGTGTCACCTTGGGAAACTCGTCTACAATGTTGGGAACGAATCCAATACGGAACCCAGAAGTCCCCCAACGAAGCAATGAGACGGGGAACCAATATGGAAGCCAAAGCCAGGAACTGGCTTAATGCTCAGGTTGGGAGTGAATACAAGCCTGTGGTTATTCAAAGCGTAGCTCATCCTGACTTTATAGCCTCCCTAGATGGGTACTTCGAAATAAATGGTAGGCCTCTTATATGCGAGATCAAATGTCCAGGCATACACGCACATGGAGACGCCCTTGCAGGGCGTGTTCCTGCATACTATATGCCACAGCTCCAGCATCAGATGGATATGGTCGGTGTCGATGAAATGCTCTACGTTTCCTTTGATGGAGAGAATGGAGTTACTATCTTAGTCCCGAGAGATGAAGAATACTGCGAAAATCTGTTTATCTCAGAATTGGCCTTCCTAGCCTCTTTAATCGACTTTCGTCCCCCAGCCCCTACTGACAAGGACTGGGTTACTGTAGACGATTCTACGGCCCTAGAAAAGGCCGAGAGATACCGCCAGCTAACATTGCTCATCGATGAGCTAGAGAATGAGCGGGCGGAGATTCGGCACCTCCTAGAGCCGGAGGAAGGCCATCCAAGGTTGATTGTTGGGGATATGAAGATACAAAGAGTCATCAGGAAGGGGGCGATAGATTATGAGAAGATCCCTGAACTCCAAGGGAAAGACCTAGAGCCTTACAGGAAGAAGCCAATCATGCAGTGGAGATTTAGCGTTTAGGAATCTTAGCCCCAGACTTCCTAGCGACATTTAGAGCAATGGCAATGGCCTGTTTTTTTGGTTTGCCAGCAGCTTCTTCGGTCTTGATGTTCATTCCAATAGCCTTCTTGGACTTTGATTTTTTGAGAGGCATCTTAGCACTTCCCTTTCATTTTCTTCATCCCTTTCATTTTCTTCATCATGCTCATATCTTCTTTCATGAGCTTTTTGTCAGCCCTAAATTCTTCCTTGATGTGAGCTTTCATTTTATTCTTGAGCATAGGTTTTTTCTTGTGTGACATATGGCACTTCCTTTTGTTAGGGCCTTTTGATAAAGATTTAAACCATTTCCTGTCTATTATCACAAGTTTTTCCTCTGGAAAATATTTCCCAAAGCGTTTGATCTTGGTCTTGGACTTTGGATTCATCCATCCCTTCACTTCTACCCAGTAATGAGAACCATCCAACCTGATTACTTTGAAGTCGGGAAGATAGGTGACGCAACCTCGCCTGATACCTTCAAACCAGAAGGTATAGGGTTCGTAACTCCAATCTTTTATTCTTCCAGCTGTTTTTTCTTTCTGTAAGAACTTTGCATATAGAACCTCCCAGGATGACCTAAAATAGATTTTATTTTCTCCAATGGTTTTCCACCCCTTCTGACTACGCATCTTCTCCCCTAGCTATTTCTCTAATATCATAGAGGGCTTCTTCTATCTCATCTACCCCGCTTGCATATCTATCTAGGATTTCTATCTGTCTTACCCGTTCCTGTTCCATGAACCATTCTGGGAACTTCTTGGAATTCATTCTAGATTCTTGAAAGAGATGGTGTTCCATCAGATTGTCTAGCATAACGTAGATCTTGCCTAAGTCTTCCAATCGGTCTTTAGTCATGAAGTCTCCTTACTATTAGACTGTTCTTTGATAACAGACTTACAGGTTTTACCTAAAGGAGTGTCTAAAATGTTCTACAGAAATAAAAAATCCCTCAGACAAAGATTTCCTCATCGCAAAAGAAGAATGGACTGGTGTCCAGGATGCCACAAACATTTCTGCAACTGCTTTGTTCTAGTCATCTTCAAAGATGTTGTGGAGTGTAGATATTGCGGACTGATCTGGGTTCTGGAAAGCCTGGATGAATTTTATCGTTGGTATGGATATACGAGTTGTGGTAAAGATTTTAGTTGTTTTGAAAAAGAGGAGAACAGCAGCCATGAAAGAATGTTTAACACTTAGACAGGTATCAGAATTACATGGGGTTACGTATCAATCGATATTTTTGTCAATGAAGAAGGGGAAATTAAAGGCCCACAAAGAGGGGCTTAGATGGATGGTGGATGTTAACGATTACAGAACCTTCAAAGAGTTGAGATATTCCCGATCTCTTTCTAGAGACCCAGAGGGAAACCTAATCTACTCTCCTGAAGAAGGAAGATACTCTCCAGTCCAGATAGCCTCCATCTTGGAAACACCAGATCAGAATATTTACTATCAGATCAGGACGGGTAGACTGAAGTGTAAACGGATAGGTGGAGTAATCGTTATCCACAAAAATGACTTTCAAGAATTCCTAGACAAATACAAACCTTTCTCAGGGAGAGTGCAGATTTCTGGGGATTAAAATATAACCTTTCATCTAAGGTAGAAAATTCCCCCACCCGAGTTAAAGGAGGGGGAAACAAGGAGTCGAATATAATGATAAAAGCCCCGTACAAGGAGAGCTTCCACATGGAGAACTTCCACATGATGGAGAACTTCCACATGTCACGAATTCTACAGAAAGACGGGATTAACTGTCTACTGAATGAATTTTTAGTACATGTGAAAGTTCTCCTTGTCAACCCGAAAAGGAGAATTTCTCATGGTATTCAAGAGCTTACACCACAGTTTTGACATAGATCTTGCAGCTGAGTATGGAGTTGAAGAAGCCATCCTCATTCATCATTTCCAGCATTGGATATCTCTGAACCGGAAACGGAAGAAAAACTTCCATGAAGGAAGAACCTGGTCTTACCAGACTATCCAAGAAATAGCTGATCATTTTCCGTATTGGACTTTGGATGAGGTTAGAAATCTAATAGAAAGACTTTGCGGAGGACATTGCAGGTTTTCAAAAAGCAAGAAAAAAGACTTCCACCCCGTTCTAAAAAAGGGAAATTTCAATAAAAGGAAAATGGACAAGACCTCTTGGTATGCATTTACTGACGAGGAGAAATTCCTCAATTCAAAAAATGTTTACGAAAGGTTGCACAACCAAATGCATAAGGGTGGACAACCAAAGCAATACCAGATACTAAATACAGATAAAGTTCCTCCTCTTACTCCTCCTCATCCCAAGAAGAGAGAGACTTACTCAGAAGAGGAGGAACTTTTTTTCAAAGAAAAAATGAAAAAATGGGATCATGAAGGAAATCCTGTCAAAAGCGAGGAGGGTCTTAAGAAACATCTGATAGGAAAGTTTAGGAAAGTAAAGGCAGGAAAAAATGCTGTTATCGAGAATGAAAAACTAATAGAAAAGAACATATCCATAGGAAAAGAAATCTACAAACACATGATAAAAGACCCTTCCAAATGGAGGGTGATACCACATTTTGATGAGCTTACTGGAATATTCCTCATGGGAAGCTTGTATATAATGCCAAACCAGTCTACACTTTCTTATGAAGAAGAAATCCACAAATGGAGAAAACCTTGATAGACGAATCTATATCTATCCACTCTGAAAACCAAGCAGAGATGTCTCTCTTGGGAGGTTGTTTACAATCTATCAACTGGGTGAACCAGTCTATAGCTTCCCTTTTGGAATCCGATTTCTTTTCCCAAGAAAACCGTCATATCTTCGCCACAATCAAAGATCTCTACTCAAAAGACTCCCAAGTCACTTTTCAAGCGATAGAGGCTAGAATGGACCTTAAAACGTGTTCTTTAGACCATCTAGTGGATTGCCTGTCTCTTGGAAACCTAGCTTATGACATGCAGGATCTTATTGAAGACATCAAGGAAGCCTCCAAGAAACGCAATCTTCAACGTATTGGTTATGACTTCCTTAAGGATACTTCATCCCCAACCCGTTCTTCCAAAGAGATTCTTCAGTCTCTTGAGGAACAGATATTTTCAGCTTCTGAAGGAATACAACCTCAGATTCTTAAGCCAATAAAAGACGTTCTCGACAAGCCCATTCCTTTCCTCCAGGAAATCCAGAACCGTCAGGAACTCCATGCTCAAGGCATATCTGCCTTCAAGGGTATCCCAACTGGATTCTATGACCTTGATAAATCACTTAAAGGATTGATCTCAGGACACGTAACGATTATTGGAGCCCGTCCAGGTGTTGGTAAAACAACTCTTGCTCTTAACATCCTGGAGAATCTCGTTACCAAATACCGATCCCCTGTCATGTTCTTCTCCCTCGAAATGCCAGCTACCGAGGTTGCCAACAAGCTAATCTGTCAAAGAGCACAGGTGTCAATGCAAAAACTATCAGATGGTTCTCTCAATGGTGAAGAATTTCAAAGGATCAACGTAGCATACCATGCACTCAAGGAACAGATCATCATCATAGATGACCAGCCCTCCATCTTGATCGATCAATTTAAGGCTCGTTGCATACGTTCTAAACGCATTTATGGCATCAAGGCTGTCTTTATCGATTACGTTCAGCTTATGCGCTCAAATCGCAAAGGAACAGACCAGCGCCATCTTGAAATCGGGGACATCTCTCGTCGTCTCAAAGAGACGGCTAAAGAATTAGAGATCCCCATTATAGCTTTGGCGCAGCTCAATCGCGAAGTGGATAAGCGCACGGACAAGAGGCCATACCTCTCTGATCTACGGGAATCGGGATCTCTGGAGGCAGATGCTGACGAAATACTTCTGCTTCATCGTCCAGATATGCTAGATCCATACGATCAGCCTGGAGTGATCCATCTTCACATTGCAAAGAATAGATTTGGGCCTACAGGCATCATTAAGTTAGCTTTTAGTAAGGAAACGGGATGTATTAATAACTATGCGCCATTCACACAGCCAGGATAGGGCCAAGAACTACCTTTACCTTTTTTTGACAGGTAAACTGCCCAAAGAGATATTCAGAAAACTTACTCCTTCAGGATTTGAGGAATATGTAAAATTGATGGTTGCTATCCAGACTTTGATGGATATGGATATGGGGATTGATACGGAAAATATATACTTACTTACATCAGGCAAATCAATATTATTGTCTTATATTCAGTTAGTGAATCAAATTGACACTGATACTATATTGTCTAGAAATCCACTAGCTTCAGTTTGAAGGGGGTTTCTGCTTGGCTATCGGTTTCACATCGATCTCGATACCTTGTCCTTTGCCTTTCAACACATCCTCCGATAGCTGTTCCATCTCGAAGGACTGTTTAGTGCAGGATGTGAGCATGATGAAGGCGATGAGTATTGTTTTCATAAGAAGACTCCTATTCCTTATTCCACTCTGGCTCTACAAGGATGTATTTGATCCCATCAGAGCAATAGAACCTTACCAGAACCTCATATCGTTCGTCTACCCATGTGTAGATCTGCTCAGGATCAGAGCTTTGGAAGCTCATGGAAAAGATCTCGTTCATCTTGCAGGTGTCTTCGTAGTGATAGTCGGTCATTTCGGAGGCTCCGGTAATGGCATCCAGTGTGTCGGCTTTTCTGGTTCTCTTCCGCAACAATGTCCTGAATTCCATTTATCAATGTATCCAGGTTGGTATTGAACATTTATCCTTTCATAAATAGCAGTAACCATCCACCCATCTTTATCGACCATAAGAACCCAGGTGTTGCTTTCTGGCAACATGATCCACATTAATATATGAACCAGACGTGTTTCTTATGAATTTTGACATTTAATCCCCCATCAACATCATAAAGAATATCAAGGCTAACAGAGCTGCGGCTGTTAGGATTCCTAACATATATTGTCCGATGGTCTTCCATCGTTCTTTGCTTTTATCAGACATTATCATTTGCCGTAGGCGGCTTTTTGTGTCATCTAGATCGTTGTCCATTTATCCTCCTTTTTAAAAAAGCCCCCAGCTTATCTGAGGGCACGTCTATGCTGCCGTCAACCGTCGGAGAGACGACTTCCCCCGACAGCATAGTTGTTTGGGGGAAAGAGATAATATGTCGATTTTTCCCCGATTTTTCGACATGTTTTTTCGATGTGCTTATTCCTTCGCTATGTCATCAGGATTTATCATGATTACCCTTTCCCTATTTCCAGAATACACCATATTCGAACAGGGCGATAGGGGGCTAGAGCAGCGTCTGACTGTGTTGGAAGAACCCAACCTTTCCCATCCCAGTAGGCAAAAGAAAAACAAAATGGATCTGAAGGAACATCATTAAAAAAAGCCCCATATAATCCAGGGTTCTCAGGATTTTTTTCTTCAGAGGAAATCCACTTCATTTGTTTGCCCATACCAAAACCACGATAAACAAAATCGCTATCAGGGCGCGTATTTCCAATTTGTAGGTGTATTTCATAATCCGTTCCTTTCATGGTCTTGCCATGTTTTTTTAGCCATGAATGATAATGCTCCATTCTCTTCCTTTGTCCCACTGTGGGAGTGAGAAAGGATGTAATCCACAAAAGCTTGTAGGTTGTCGAACTCATGAGATTTCTTGAGGGAGGTCATCAGGTTTTGGATGGTTTCTGGACAGAATTTAATTAAGGTATATTTCATGATTTTTTCCTTTTGTGTGGCTAAATTCATTTTTTTCTCCTCAGTCCATTCTTCCTTCTCTGTAATAACATTCAATTCCTAGCTCCTTTGCATATTCTAAAACTGAGTCTTTAGTAGCTATAGCTGGAATTTCTCCTGTTCCTGCACCACCCCCATCGCTAATACGAAGGGAACGTGCGTATCTGCATCCTTTTGGCTTATAGTCGATGTAGAATCCGTTCCCAATAACACAACTCCCGCTAGATTCGCCGACATGTTCCTCTGCATAATTAGAAAGAAGTGCGTCCCAGTGAAGTTGCAGCAATGTACAGAGAGCTTTGAATTCCTCTGTGAGTTCCTTATATGTGTAGATTTTCATTTTTTTCTCCTTGTTGTTGACTAGAGCATCTTGACTGTTGCTCTTGAAAAAGAGTATAGTAAACATCATGTATTTAATGCAAGCGATATGTGGTTTTTCATAGAGGAAAAGTGTGGAAAAGGATGACCCAACAACCAGGTTTTTGGCCGTTTCTTTTTCCGTTTTGGCCATTCTCTTGAGTGCAGTGCAGATGTTCCTTGGCCGAGCAGAGGAAGGAGTGCTCATGTGCTTCTGGGCGAGTCTGGTGATGGGAATATATGGAGTATGCAAGTAAATTATTGTATGGTAACGTCAGGGAAAATAGAGGTGTGAATGGCTCCAAAAAAGGGTAACAAACATGGAGTAGGCTATGGACGGCCAACCAATCCTGGTTTTTCCGATCCAGAAGTTATTATTTTAGGCGAAGAGCTGCTCAAATGGTGTGCTGAGCAAGATGACAACGAAGATAGTAATATAGTTCATTTATCAGAATGGTATTCTGAAATTAAAGGCATCGCTCCTTCACAATGGGAGTCATTAGCACAGAGGCCATGCTTTTTAGCCTATTACGAAAAAGCAATTAAGTGGATGGGTAAAAGAATACTCAAGAATAATCAGATGGCATCAGCTTATGGAAGTCGATTTTTAGGGATTTATTTCAGGGAAGTTCGTGAACATGAAAGAGAGATAGTCGAGCATAAGGTTGACTATGAGATCAAGAAAAAACAAGAGATTGGAAAAGAAGGATATTCTTTAGACCAGGTCAACGATGCTAATCTAGCTTTGATAAGGGCTCAAGGAATTATTGCTGCTCAAGCAGAGCAACTCAAAGAAAAGGATAAGATCATTGATGAACTTAAGCCCAAAGCAGATCCTATCGTTCAACCAAGCGAACAAACGGTTTAATATCTGGGTTGGAGCTGTCCGCTCTGGCAAGACCTATATCAGCATCTACAAGCTCTTAGATCTTCTTAAGAATGGCCCCAAGGGCGATGTCATGATAATCGGAGTGAATCGCTCCACAGTCCAAAGAAACGTTCTGAAAGAACTCTATGGATTCATAGGAGCACCTATGCCGACATCGAAGACGATGGAAGATCGCCTCTATGGGCGCAATGTCTACTTCGTTGGGGCGCATGATGAATCGGCTGTCAGGGCTATTCAGGGCTCAACTCTCTCCCTAGCCTATGTTGATGAGATCACCTGTATCCCTGAACCATTCTGGCGTATGCTTGGTTCCCGTCTCAGTGTAAAGGGAGCGCAGCTCCTTGGTACATGCAACCCTGAAGGCCCAAGCCACTGGCTCAAGAAGAATGTGATCGATCGAACAGATCTTGATGTCGCCTACTGGAATTTTGTCCTCGATGACAACCCATGTCTCGATGAGTCCTACAAAGAGAATCTCAAGAAGGAATATCAGGGATCTCATTGGTACAAACGATACATCCTCGGGGAATGGGCATCATCAACAGGAGCTGTTTTCGATGGATTTGATGAGGATAACCTGTTTACCGATCAGATGGATCAGCCCTCTTTTTATATCGCATCCCTTGACTATGGCACTATCAATGCTACAGCCTGTCATATAGGTGCGATATCCCCTACTAGATGGCCGCAGATTCGGATCGAGGATGAATATTACTACGACTCACAGAAGACAGGTAGAACCAAATCAGATGCTGAGCTTGCTCAGGATATCAAGCGGTTCATATCCTGGAGATCCATCAGATCCATCTATGTCGATCCGGCAGCGGCCAGTCTGAAGGTGGAGTTGCGCAATCTCGATCTTCCCGTCCTCGATGCCAAGAACGATGTCATACCAGGCATACAGATCGTCAACAAGTTCATATATGGGAAGAACCTCGTCGTGCATCGCTCCTGTAAGAATCTCATCGATCAGTTGCAATCATACCAATGGGATCCGAAATCCATAGATAGGGGCGAGGATCGCCCGCTTAAGGTAAGCGATCACGCGGTTGACAGCTTACGCTACATGTGCGCATCTGCATTTCCTCAGGGGCAATTCAATCATCCAGATGAACACTTAACAATAGAACAGATACGGCGCAATGCCTTTGGTGGAGACGAAGATCTCCTGGGGTTTGGCGCACAGGCAATGGGAGGGTATCATTGATTTGACTGGGTTACAACGTTCACCATAAAAATGGAATTCGTCATGATAATAGGATTGAAAACTTGGAACTTTGGCATAAGTCACAACCTCCTGGACAAAGAATAAGTGATAAGATTAAATGGGCTAAAGAGTTCTTAACAGCGTATGGGTACGAAATATCTGATCCAAAGGGAATAGATGGGAAGTTATCAAAACAGTTATGACAGTTCGGGATCTGTAGATCCTACTGACGGCGGGTCTAGACACCTTAAACAGTTTATGGATCAATTTTACCAGGCCAGTTACCCCCAAAACGCCGCTTTTTGGACCCAGGCGGCAATTGACAAGCGTTTTAAAGTAGGCGATCAATCACTTTGGTCAATGATCTATGGGGATAACCAATACTTCCAGGCCCGTAGATTCTTCTTCAATCTCATCCGTCGTCACATAAATATGATCTGTGGCTATCAACGACGTAATCGCAAGTCTACCATTACTCTCCCAACCCAAGGAAATACAGATGCTCTTGCTGACGATTACAACAAGGTACTCAAATGGAGTGAGGAAAGGGATGGGTTTCAAGAATATCTATCACAGAGTTTTGAGGGTGCTTGTGACACTGGCAGTAATTGGCTACATCTCTATCCTTCTTATACCCTTGATCCTATTTCAGGTGATCTATTTACCGATCAGGTTGCTTATTGCAATATTCTCGTGGATCCGTTCTTTCGTAAGCAGGATCTTACCGACTGTACCGGACTCTGGAGACGTAGGTGGGTAAATAGAACGGCTGCTAAGTCTCTTCTTCCTGGACATGCCAAAGAGATTGACAAGATGAACCCTGTTGGTATTAAAGATGGACGCTTTCCCCTCCAAGCAGAGCTAATCAATCTTAACTCCAATCAACTTTTCGCTCTTGATGAGTTTCATTATCGAACTACTCGCGAAGCAACTATCGTGATCGACCCAAAATCGGGTGAAGCTGTCGAATGGGAAGAGGATGAAGAAGACTCTGATGACATGATGGAGCGAACTCTCGCTCAGCAGCCATGGCTAGTCATTAAGAAGCAGCAAGTGCCAACAGTGAAGGTGGGTATTGTTCTTGGAGGGCGTGTATTCTATGATGGGCCTAATCTCCTTGGTATTGATGCATATCCATTTGTGCCTACTCTGTGTTATTATGAGCCTGATATTCAATCTTATGCATGGAGATTACAGGGAATAGTCCGGAACCTCAGGGATAGCCAATATCTTTACAATCTCCGCAAGGTAATTGAGCTTGATATCCTCCAATCCCAAATTAATTCTGGTTGGATATATAAAGTAGATAAGATCGTAGATCCTAAAGCCTTTCGTCAGTCTGGCCAAGGTTTTCTCATCCCAGCCAAAGCAGGCGATGAACCAATAGATAGCTTTCTTAAGCGTATAGATCCTCCAAACATACCCCAGTCCATGATGGAACTATCAAGGAGTCTCAGTGAAGACATTACCAGAATCTCAGGAGTCAATGAAGAACTTCTCGGAGCAGCCACAGACGATAAGTCAGGCATCCTGTCTATGCTTAGACAGGGAGCAGGCCTTACAACTCTCCAGGGCGTATTTGACAAGGTGGACTATACGCAGAGACTCTACGGGAAAATTCGTCTCCAATCCGTACGAAAGAAGTTCTCTAGAGGAAAAATAAGGTCTATTCTTGGTCATGAGCCAGATCCTCGTTTTTTCACATCTCACTCTCTCAAATACTCCATAGCTGTTGAAGAAGGGAACTATAGCACATCTCAACGTCAGATGGAGCTGCAACAGCTTCTTCACTTCAAGGAAATTGGTATCCCTATAGCCAACAAATCCATTCTCCAGGCAGCCTTCATCACCAACAAGAAACAGGTGATTGCTGACATGGAAGAGGAATCCCAGCAGCAACAGCAAATGGCCCAGCAAGAGGCGCAGCAACAGGCCAGGGTAGACAATTCCAAGGTTATGGCTGCCTATGCAAAATCTAAGCTAGATCTTGCCAAGGAGAAGGAAGCTCTCGCCAACATTGATCAGATAGAATCCAAATCAGAACATGAGAAAGCAGAAGCCGATCTTAACCTTGTCAAGATGATGGTAGAACTAGAAGATTTAGATCTTGAAACCATGAGAAAATCTTTTGAGCTTGCACAAAGCATCAAAATAGCAAATAATCCCCAGTTACAACAAAAAGCCCTAAAGGAGGCTATATGAAAGAAAAAGGAATGAGAGGCGCGAAGATGCCATCTAAAGAATTCGAAAGACAAGAAGGTAAGCTTGGGCATACCTCTAACATGAAATATTCATCTGAATTTGGTAACCCAGCTGATCTAGACAAGAACAACGAAGGTCTTGCCAGCTATGCCAAAAAACACAAGATGAAATACTAACCGAGGTGTTCTCATGGCTAAACAACCTCCATCAAAAGGTCATGCTATGCCCAAGAATGAACATTGGGAACGGCATTACAAAGACAGCTACACCAAAGATACCAAGCACTATGCTGGTGCGGAATGGAATCCTAAGAAGTCAACTGACAGGACATGCACACACGAGAAGGTCAATAAGGAAGATCATTGAGATGCAGATCCATTGATCTTTTCGTTCGCCATCCCTATTCCTATTCCTTCCGATCAGGCCGTCCCATGTTCTACACTCTCTGGAACATCCCCAAGATCGAGGCAGCTTTCCGTAGGTATTTTAGGGATGTAGAAACTTATAGGAACTTATAGCGAGTTTTTGGTATAACCGTGTATAAGTGGGTATAAATGAGAGACGAGATCAGAGACCTAGACATATTCAACCAAGAAGAAATCGACACCTATCTCCTCATTACTAAGCTCATATCCGAATCAGATCATATTGATATTATTTACGATGCTTGCTGCACTGCCTTGAAAAATCATTACTGGGAAGTTGCTTCTCGTCTCTTCCACGAGCGTATAGGTGTAAGAGAAAGCAAGGGGAAAAAGTAAATTTCCGATTTTCCGATTTCCTAGGGTTTTAGGAAAATCGGAAAACGGAAAAGGCACACAAAAGTTATAGAAAGTATAACAAATGGACAGACGTAAAACCGCAGGTGAACTCTCCCTCAAAGCCAAGTCTGACACCACCCGTTACGATCCCCTAGAGATAGGAGTAGCCCTAACCGATGACATCTGCGAACAACTCCAAATATGTGCCAAACGTCATTACCACATATTCGATGAAGATGAATATTGCCTCGTGTTGGTCATTGCCTCCGACCCTCTTATCGCTGGTGTTAGGAGGCACAAATACTATGCTTACCCATATCTCCCTTCTCCCCGTCCAGAGCAGTCTGTATTCCTCTACAATAAGCTTAATGGCAACTGCAAACGCCTGTGGTCTCTCCCCAATGCTAAGGTAATGGCTATCATCTCTGAGATGCCCTATGTGGATAAGAGATGGACACTAACCAAATTCTGGAGTGATTCTTTCTTCAATGGGACATTCTGGCAAGAAATTAGAGACCAACACAAGATTTCCATGCTCTCTGAGATTGAATACCTAAATGCAAATCGTTCCGAACTCATCAAGGCGGGATGCAATGAGGTCAAAGGTGACCTTCCCGATACCCCTTACTTCCCTGAAGTCTCTGTAAAGAAGGTCGTAGATAAGTATGAACCCATCCTTGATTAATGCCTTCTCTACCTTCTTCGGAAGACAAAGACACTCTATCGGAACATTTGCTCCTAAGCAATTTACAACATTCCGGTAATGGTTTAAGTTTTTCTGTAGTTCTTCCTTATCTAAAATAACCGAATCATCAGGAGTTTCTTTCATATGACAATACAACCAGAAGCTAAACAGCAAGAGACAAAAGTAGCAGAAATACCTGCTGCAACACAACCGAAAACAATTCCAGAGGCAACTCCCTCTGCACAGCCTGAAGAAACAACAGAGCAGATCAATTGGAGGAAGTTCCGTCAAGTCCGCGAGAAGGAGCGCAAAGAAAAGGAAGAATCGGATCGGAGAGCTTCGGAGAAGGAAGCAGAGGCGAAGGCTCTGAAGGATGCTATGGAGGCTCTACTTTCCAAGCCACAGCCCGCTCAATCGTCAGAAGACATTGGAGAGACAGAAGAGCAGCGTATTGATAAACGCATCCAACAAGCTCTAGACAAAGAAAGACAGAGACATCAAAAAGAACTCCAAGAGAGGGAAGTAAGAGAGTTGCCGCAGAAGCTCAAATCAACCTTCAATGATTTCGATCAGGTATGCACACAGGAGAACTTAGATTATCTTGATTATCACTATCCAGAAGTTGCTCGTCGCTTTAGAAACTCTCCAGAATCTTTTGAAACATGGTCTGACTTTTATAAGGTCATCAAGAGATTTGTCCCAAATCATGACAGCAAGAAAGACCAGAAACAAATGGAGAAGAACCTAGCTAAACCTCAATCTATGTCTCTTCCAGGAGCCACACAAACAGGAGATCAAGCTCCAGCAAAGAATCTAGATGATAAAAGAAGACAAGAAAATTGGGCCAGGATGCAACGTACACTTAAAGGTGCGAAGTGAGCATAGAAATTAGCGAAGAGGATGAAAGATATCTCCGAACCAATTTTCATCGTTTAATTGATGATCTTACCGAAGGGGAAAGAATCGAATTTCTGCAATGGGCATTAGGAGATGATTATGGTGAACTCACCTTTCCACAAAGTCCAGAGCGTTGGAATAAATTACACGGGAATCTTTTACATATTTATTCAAACGGAAAGATGAGTCAGGATCTTCCAAAAATGATAAAAATATGGAAGGAAGCTTGCAAACAATCCTAATCTAAAATATAACAAAGTCAATTAGGTAGTATACCCGTTCACCTGGGTGCTGATTTAGTCGCTTTCGCAAGCGTCACATAATAAATCTTCACCGCAGGTGATACCATGACCAGTTCTACTGGAATCACAAATATCAATAACATGGCTCCTGAGCTACCTCTTCAGTTTTCTGAAGATCTCTTGAGCACACCAATGTTTAACTTGATCCACTCTTTTGGAGCGGATCTACACTATGCAGAAGCGCATATCGGTAAAACAACCCGTATGTCACGCTTTGAGCGTTTGTCTACCGACGGAGGCCAACTTGATGGGTCTGGTATTGATCCAGCACCAGAAGTTGTTGTTCGTACAGACATTGATGCAACAATGGAAATCTATGCCAAGACAGTTGTCATCAACGAGCAAGTAACTCTCTATGAGAACGACAAAGTCCTTACCAAATTCACTGCTCTACTTGGTCAGTGGCTTCGGGAGAAAGAAGATCTTCTCATGAGAGATCTATATGCCAGCTCTGTCAGCTATATCAATGCTACAGGCGGTATCAATGGACAACAGCCATCAGAGATATCTCGTCAGGATGTGAATAACATCGAGAGGATTCTCCTAGGAAATGATGCAAGGACAATGCTTGAAGTGGTAGAAGCGGAATTGAAGTTTGCGACAAGCCCCACCAGGGATGCCTTCATTTGCCTAGCATCTACTAATATCACTCCAGACCTTCAGAACGTGCAGGGTGTGATTCTTAAAAACGCATATCCATCACAAGAAGGACTAAGACCAGAAGAATATTGCTCGATTTCTAGATTCAGGGTATTTGTATCGTCCAAGGCAGCTTTCATTCCTGGCATATCTAGCCCAGGCGGACAAACTGTTTATACATTGCCTATGTATGGTCTAGAAGCAGCTGCAAAAGTAGAGCAAAACAACTATACAGCGATCTTGGGGTATAGACCTCCTTACGTTGTTTCATCAGTTGCTCAAAACAGTCAGCTATACGCTAAGTTTGGAATAGCTAGAGCTATCACCAACCAAAACTGGGTTTCTGGACTTAACGTAACACAAAGACTATAAGGAGAATTTATATGGCTTTCACCCTAATAACCCAAGGTTCCTTTCTCTCAGCAGGAATTAACGTAAAGATTCCCCTCCCAAGCTCAGTAGATTATTTCAAAACATATAATCTAACTCAGATGCCACTTGCTCCATCTACAGCTGTAGTTGTAATGGGAGAATGGTTTGGCGGGAATTTAATCAATCCAGCTAGCGGACTACGATGGAAAAAATCCACATCTACTAGTGTATTGAACTTAGATACATTTGCTACTTCTACAGCTTCCAATGGATTTACCTATGTAACGGCATCTCCAGTTGTGGAAGCACAGAATTCAAATGCTATCACAAACATCACCGCTGTTAACCCAGCTGTGGTTACTCAAACAAATACCTACAATAACGGGGATATCATCCAGATCTATAATACGACTGGAGATCTTACGATTGGCGGAATGAACTTTCAGATCTCTTCAGTATCTAGTAGTGGATATACTCTTCTTGGACTCGCTAACGTAGCTGGCAACGGCCTTGCAGCGGCTACAGCTGGCTATACAAGACGAGTATCTACTAACTGGTCTGTAGATCCTCAGTTCCTCTTTATCACTAACATCAGCCAGGCTACACAAGCTGTTGTGTCTACTTCTGTAGACCCATCACAGTATTATGTAGTGGGACAGAATATACACTTCAGCGTTCCCTCTTCATTTGGCATGACTCAAATCAATCAAATGACAGGAACTATCGTGGCTGTCAACGCTGTATCTGCTACCGGAAATATTGGTGCGTACAACCTTACGGTTAACATCAACTCCTCAGCGTTTACAGCATTTGCTTTCCCAGCTAGTGCTCTGTCACCAACAGCACAGTTGTTTGCTACACTAGCTCCTCAGGGATCTAGCACACAATACAACCCAATGACCAACACCTATACAGGATATAACTTCACCCTAGCGCCTTTCCATACAGGGCAGTTTACTCCTTATATGCTGGTCTATGGAGGAGCACAATCTCCTGGTGGTGCTTCTGGTGATACAATTTTGTGGCAAGCCTACAAAATGGAAGCAACTTCCTATAGTAACGGAACAACTTCTGTTTAATCGATTCCATTGGATGCCTCTCTTCACCGAGAGGCATTCATTCATCGTACAAAGGAGAAAGTGGTGTCCAGTAATACTTACCTTCCTCCTTCTCCAGTAGTCCCGATGTTTCTTGTGATCTCATCGATCACTAATTCCTATACAGCCGTTGTCACGGTGATCACTCCAAATGCATATATCCCTGGTCAGATAATCTACTTTAGCGTTCCATTTGACTATGGAATGTTTCAGATTAATGGATTGACAGGACAGATAATTGCAGTAGATTCTACTAATCTCATTCTTACGACTAACGTAAATACTACTGAGTTTGATACATTTGTTCTTCCTACAGGAGGAGAGCAACCGGCTACGGTATCTCCTGCTGGAGCGAGAAACATCTATAACACGACCACAGTCCCCTTTCATTCATTGAACGGACAGGTGGGAAATTAGGAGAACATATGTCTTTATCTCACATTAGAGAACCAAACCCAATGAAAACGCCAACAGGACAAGAACATGGATTAGTGAAGGTAGTGGGCAATTCTGTTGTTTTTAACGACTACAAACGATTCAAGGAATCTGACAGAGAAAAGATGAAGAAGATGCACCTTGATGAATGCAAAATGGTCAAGGTGACCTATATCAACACAAAGGGTGCAGATCTCCCTCTAGAACTTATTTATTGTAACTGGGATGGAGATCCTCTTCTCTCTTACAAATTCTTACCCGATCATGAATATGAGATACCAAAGGGTCTTAAAGATATGGTAAAC